CGACGTTCGTGAACGGCGTCGCGCGTAATCGCAACCTTTCGGCCGATACGGTGCGAGGGACTGAGGCGCAGTGCTACGACGCCGAAGATGCCCTCGCGCTCGGCCTAATCGACGCAATTCAGCCGCCCGCAACGGCGATTGAGGCGTACCTCGACGAGCTTTCCGGCTCGGATGATGGAAACGACGAAACGGATGACACCGGGCCGTCCGATCCGACTGATCAACAGGAGCAAGCAATGGACCCCAAAAACATTCAGCCGGGCGCGGAAGGCCAAAACTCGGCAATCGATGAAAAGGCTGTCGCGGCATCCGCCCGCAAGGCCGAGCGTGAACGCATGAGCGCGATCATGGGCTGCGACGAAGCGAAGGACAAGTCGAAGCTGGCGAATCATCTGGCGTTGAATACCGAAATGTCGGTGGACGACGCCAAGCAACTTCTCGCCGCTGCGGCTCCTGAGCAAGCGCAAGCCGCTGCTGCGCCGGTCGCAACCGAGGCCAATCCCTTCAAGGACGCGATGAACGCGAGCAGGAATCCCGACGTTGGCGCGGGCGACGGCGATGCCGCTGCTGCTGGCGCATCCGTCGAGGGCTCGGTGGCGTCGCGCATCCTGTCGGCGCAGCACAAGGCAACCGGCCGCAAGATCGCCGCGTAACACCCGGCTAGCATCGAAAGCGTAGTTCGAAACTTATTTCTTGGAGAACACCATGAACGACATCGACGACCTGGCCGGGGGCAATCTCTCGTACGGCAGCTATATCCCGTTTCAGCTTTTCGCGGGCGATGACGACCCTGTTACGCAGAGCTTCGCCGTGGCCCCGAACACGGCGATCGCGAAGTATCAGGTGCTCGCTGTCAACGGCTCCAATCAACTCGTGCCGCACGCGCCCGCCGCTGGCGACTCGACGGCCAAGGCGCTGTACGTCGCTTGCCAGCCACTCGCATCGAACGCCTCTGCCGTGATGCTTCCGGTCTACGTCGAGGGCTTCTTCAACCACGAAGCGCTCGTGTGGGATGCCTCTCTGACGACGTTGGCTCAGCGTCAGGCTGCGTTCCGCTACAACGGGGCCGACATCAAGATCGGCGCTCTATACGGGGCGACGGAAGTCTAAGCCGCAGCGTCACAACAATCGGAAATATCAGGCCGCTTGCGGCAAGGAGAACCAAAATGGCTTTCGAAATTTACAACACAGTCGATCTGATCGAGGTCATTCGACTTCAGCGCGGCATCGACCCGTACTGGCTCAGCTACTACCCTCGCGTCATCACTTCCGATCGCGAGGAAATCCTGTTCGACATGGTGACGGAAGGCACGCGCCAACTCGCGCCGTTCGTCGCTCCCAACGTGCAAGGCCGTGTGCTGCGCGAGCAGGGCTACAGCACGAAGAGCTTCAAGCCTGCCTACGTCAAGCCGAAGCACGTCGTCGATCCGTCGCGTGCGATTCCGCGCATGGCTGGTGAAGCCCTCGGCGGCCAGTTGAGCCAAGCCGAGCGGTACGACGCGATCATTGCCGAGAACATGCGCATCGAACGCGTCGCGATCGAGAACCGGTGGGAGTGGATGGCAGCGCAAGCCATCATCAACGCCTCGGTCACTGTCGCTGGCGACGACTACCCCTCTGTCACGATCGACTTTGGCCGCGATGCGTCGCTTACGGAAACGCTCGCGACCGGTGCGAAGTGGATTTCGACCAATACCGGCGTCAATCCGCTCAAGGACATCGAGGACAAGCGTCGTCAGGTCAACCGCCTCGCCAACACGACGGTCACGCGTCTCACGTTCGGCCTGGATGCGTGGGACGCCTTCACGAGCTTTACCAACGTGCGCGATCTGCTCGATACGCGCTACCGCGGCAGCGAGACGGTCTACAACACCTCGATCCCGGATGGCGTGCCGTACGAGTTCCGTGGCGTCCTCGCCGGGCAGAACGGCATCGGCAAGCTCGAACTGTACACGTACAGTGCGCAGTACGAGGACAGCGCCACGGGCTCGCTCGTGGACATGATGCCGTCGAACGCAGTGGTCGGCACCGGCCCCGGCATCAACGGCGCTCGCTGCTTCGGTGCGATCCGCGATCGTCGCGCAGGCCTCGTGGCAATGTCGATGTTCCCGAAAATGTGGGACGAAGAAGACCCGAGCGTCACGTACACGATGACGCAATCGGCTCCGCTGATGGTCCCGGCGACGCCGAACGGCTCGTTCGTGATGTACGTGGTCTAAGGCGACCCGGAGAGCCTGATTCACGGCTCTCCTGACCACCTTCTCTCAATCAACTGAGGAACTGAAAATGAAGATGCTGATCAAGGAAAGCGTGCTTCTGATGCGCGAAGGCAAGCGGGTTCGACCTGAAATCGGAAAGTCGTTCGATCTCACCAAGGAAGAGATCGAGGACATCAAGAAGGTGCGCCCGCAGGCCATCGCGGATGTCCCGGTCGTCGAAACCGATCCGAACTCCAAGGATACGGACAAGACCGAGAAGACCGACAAGGGCGGCAAGAAGCCCGACGCTGGCGACGAAGGTCTGTAATCATGACCTGGCGTGAACAGAAACGTGCGTCGCGGCAAATCGTGCATACGACCTTCGGGATCGAGGCGC